AGCTCGAAGTCAACGGTAAGTTTTGTGTCGGTAACGCTCCTAACTATCATTTGCAAAGAGGAATAATGGGCGTTTATGTGCTTGATGATTCCAATAGGGTTATAGGCGGCATAGAGGTTTGTAAAATCAACAATACCGCCGGAGAGGCTTACATTCGAAGGTTTTATAACAACATACAATTTGGAGCTATTTCCGGAGATAAAACCCCGACCGCCAATTATGTAAAGTATTCCAACGGCCAGTCTTTCACGTTATCTATAGTCAGAAATAACGAGACGCATTTGACAACTTTTAATTTCAAATCACATGTCCCTGCTAAGAAGTATTGGACTTATCAGGTTAAGAATAAGAGAACGAATAAATGGGTCAATAAGAAGACGACCAGCAAAAGCACGGCGGAAAAAATACAGAAGAAGATCAATAAAAAGAAAAAGGGATACAGAAGCTTTAAAGAGCATGACCCTAGTAATACGATCTTAAAAGAAGCAACGACTTCAATTGCTTGTGACGCGACTGCGACTAAAATCGCCATAGCGTTTTACGCCAATGGATCTGTTCCGCATTTGGACTGGTGTGGTATAACGAAGGTTCAATTTACTAAACTGGTTATAGACGCCGCCGAGGAATCTAACATATTCCATCAGGCAGATCAACTCGTTGTAGATTGCAATACTGGTGGCGTTCTTCTTAATAATACTTCGGCGTTAAGTTATGGTGCACTTGGAAACGATTGGGATGATTTCTACCTTGACAGCGGTTTGAATCAGATAAGAGTCCTTCATTCAACCTGGTCTGACACCAGAATGGTACCGGCTGACACATTTGATGCCGAAGCACAGTATTACACTAAATCCGGAGATAAATATGTTGAAGCAAATCCTTCGGAAGAAGTCTTTAACGCGGACCCTAGTAAGTATTATATTTCTGAAACCTTTAGAAAGATGGTACATCGAAAGTGTCTGCATTCTGAGGAGTATGATTCTTCTACAACATATTATACGAAAACGGATAACGAATACACCGAGGCAACGCCTACGGAAGAGCAATATAACGCAAACCCTAATAACTACTATATTCTAGAGCCTGTTGACATAACTTGTCGGATGAGATACAGAGAGGTATTTATATGATTCTATATTTTGCAGATAGAGATTTGTCTATTAAAGGTATGGCTACAACCGACCTTGATAGCGAATTCATCATATATAGCGATACCAAGACAGAGTCCATCGAGAAGCATGTTTGTACTTTCGATGTAGATATTGGGTTTGACGAGTCTAATCGTTTAGAGCTTGAAGAGCTGACGCATGCAGGTAATTATATTTTGCGTTACGTCGGCTCTTCTGACGTTATGCCAGATGATTTGGGAAAAGCGGTTAAGAACGCCTACACTTCAAGATCGATATCGGATTGCTTCACCATAATAGAGCGCGAAATCGATATTCAAGGGAAGACCATAACGATCTATGCAGAGGATTTAGGATTGGACTTGCTGAATGACCTTGCTATGCCGTCAAGCTCGAGTAGTAATAGGACCGCTTCGAGTTATATTTCTGAGATTATAAACAAAGCAGGTTTTAGTATTGGAACTAATCAGTCAGTAACAACAAGACGTTTATCATGGACAGATACGACGACAATAACCGAACGAATTAACTCGATAGCGGAATCTTTTAACGTCGACGTCGCTTATTCGTTTACAGTGAAAGGTATGACCATCACCGGTAAATACGTAGATATTTACAATAAACGTGGCGAAGATACTTACGAAACGCTTTCCATAGGCAAGAACCTCAACAACATAAAGGTTAAAGAAAACGTCACGAATCTTGCTACGGCTTTGATCCCGACTGGGGCCGACGGTTTGAATCTCGCGACATATTCTTACGACGATGGAGATTTCTATCTTAATGCTGGTGTCTTATATTCCAGAGATGCTTTAGAAAAGTGGCATCGATACCGGACTGAAAGCGGCCATATTTTCAGATCCTATAGCGATTCCTCTACGCAGCAGGTTGACCTCTGTAACAACGCAATAAAAGAACTAAAGAAGATTCGTGAGCCGGAAGTCAATTACGAAGTTGATATTGCCGATCTACCTGAAGGTCTTGGTATAGGCGATAGGGTTTATGTTGTAGACGACGCTGGAGAACTCTACATTCAGGGAAGAATCCTGGAGTTGAAGACGTCCGTTACTAACGGCAGGCAGGAAGCCACAATAGGCGACTACAAGATCAAACCGTCAGGCATTTCATCTACCGTAGCGAGTCTTGCTTCTGAGTTTGCAGAAGTTGCGGCCAGAAGAGTCCTTTATACTTGGGTAGTTTACGCTGCGAATCCACAAGGCGCCCACGCTTCAATAGAGCGAGGTGAAAGGAATTTCACAGGCATACTTACCAATCAGATAAAAGAGCTTACGTCTGATGAACAGCTGACATCAGAAGTATTATCTAAAATCGAGTGGACCTTTATGCTCGATTCTGAAGCCGCATCAACGGCAGTAATAACTTTGACGCCGTCAAATGGTTTGATCTACAAAGGTCGAACAATAGCATCGGACATAACTGCGGTCGTGACGGTAGGAGAAACTGTAATCCAGAACAAAACTCAGTTGGCACAATACTTTGGAGATAATGCAAGACTTGTTTGGTACGTGTACGGAGCAGATGGCGCAGAAATTCAAAATGAGTGGGATTTTGTATATAGATTTGAAGGGACTGCTGGCTTGCAGTCTGTAACGATTGGCTGTGAATTGGAGGTGAGTTGATGGCGGTAATAGCTAGAACTCAAATCTCGTTAGCGAGGGTTGATGACGGCGCAACTGGTCCACAGGGGCCTCAGGGCATTCAAGGCGAAACCGGCCCGCAGGGTCCTCAAGGAGTAAAAGGAGATACCGGAGAACAAGGTCCACAGGGAATCCAAGGAGAAACCGGCCCTCAAGGCGAACAAGGTATTCAAGGAGAGACAGGTCCTCAAGGTCCACAGGGAGAACAGGGCATTCAAGGCAAAACAGGCCCACAAGGTCCTCAAGGTGAACAGGGAATCCAAGGAGAAACCGGCCCTCAAGGCGAACAGGGAATCCAAGGAGAAACCGGCCCACAAGGTCCTCAAGGCGAACAGGGCGAGACTGGCCCACAAGGTCCTCAAGGCGATAAAGGAGACAAGGGCGATACCGGAGCCAAAGGAGACAAAGGTGATAAGGGAGATAAAGGTGAAGACGGAGCCAAAGGAGATAAGGGAGACAAAGGCGACATCGGTGTAAGTGTTACCAATGTCATACCTGAATACTATCTCTCTACGTCTCCAACATCCGCTACCGGAGGCTCATGGAATACTAAACAGCAGGCTTTCGTCAATGGCAGATATTACTGGACGAGGCAGCATGTCTACTATAGTAACAATACTGACGGATATTCAACAGAGGTCTATGCCGAGGGTCTGACAAAGGCTAATCAGGTCGCTTATGATGCTGATGTGGCGGCTGCTTCTGCCGAATCAAAAGCTCAGGCGGCACAGACCAAAGCCGGACAGGTCGAGACTAAGGTTGGACAGTTATCTGACGACCTCGACGACCTTGAGGCTAAGGCGGCAACCATAACTTTCGTCAACGAAACTGCTGCAGGACTTCAGGACCAGATCGATGGGGCTATTGAGTCATGGACTGGTACCGTAGAGCCTACAAACAGTAATGAACCAGCAGTGAACTGGACAGATAACGACACCAAAGACAAACATGTCGGAGATGTATATTATGTTGTGAATTCCAGCTCCGATAAGGACGGATTTTGCTACCGTTACACAAAGTCGGGCTCGACTTACAGCTGGACTTTGATCAAAGACTCCGACGTGACCAAGGCTCTTAGAGATCTTCAGACCGCTAAGAGTGATATTTCAGGAATAAAGCAGTTTGACTCTGAAATTACGACGTGGAAGAACCAGACTGATACCGATCTGACCGAGTATAAGGCTCGAACCTCTCAGCTCGAGACTGACATGGGCACTAAGGTCTCAACTCAGGCATTCAATGAGCTTAGTGATACAGTCGATAACCATACACAGAGTATTGGAACGCTCAGTTCAACAGTTGAGACTAAGGCTGACAGTTCAACTGTAAACACACTGAGCTCCAAGGTCAACACTGTAGAGCAGACAGCTAATGGTAACAAGACCGATATTTCAAACCTGACGAGAACCGTAAATAACAAGGCTGACAGTTCTACAGTTACGACTTTAAGCAGTAAAGTCAACACGATAGAAGACACTGTCGATGGTCATACTCAGTCAATCAGTGATTTGGAGTCTACAGTTGAAACCAAAGCCGATGGCTCTACGGTAAGTACACTGAGCGAAAAGGTCAATACGGTTGAAAGCACGGCGAATACTAATAAAGCTTCAATTACGAGTCTTACGAAGAAAGTCGACGATAACGAGACTGATATTGAGAGTAAATACAGCACGCTTTCGCAGAATGTTGAGGGGTTTAAGACTGAAGTAGGAACGACCTACACAAAGAATACAACATTTAACGCGTATAAAACCTCTAACGACGCTGCTGTGGCTGCGGCTAAGAAGGCTGGTACAGATGCTCAGAGCAATCTGAATACTTATAAAACCTCTAACGACGCAGCTGTAGCGGCGGCTAAGAAGGAGGGCACCGACGCCAAGGAGCTGGCTAATAAGATAGACAGCAAAGCGGTTTCGAGAGGAGAACAGCTCGTTACTAATGGAAACGGGCTTATGGGGGATAATACAAATTTCTCACGATATTTTACGTTTGATGGTTCTAACTCAAATTCCTCTCCAGGATCTTTTACGAGAGATGGCGGGTATGCAAACATCGCTACTGATGAATTTTTCCCAGTAGATCCAAGTAAACGGTATAGGTTCGAATTCGACATGAAATCTCAAAATAATACCGGGACTATGTATGCTATGCTTATGTTTTATGACGTAGATAAGATTGCTATAACCGCCATAAACGGAATGTTCTACGCCGGGACATTAACCACATTAACTCAGGATCTTAAAAAGGGAGATACTGTGATCCATCTAGCGGATGTTTCAAATTACAAAACGTACGGTACGGGAACCCATTTACGGATGATAACATTCTGGGATTATAAGAATTCATTTGGCTATCAATACCCACCTGAGACGTATAGCCGGAGCTTTATATACCCAGCATGGCAGGACGACAGCGCTATAGATAAGGAAAACAACACTATAACATTAGCGGCGCCTTATACAGGAGGCGCAAAGCCTGCTGGGACTCAATTATCACAAGGATGCTCCGGGGCGTCGTATAAATATTCGGGAATTATTAATGGAAAAGTTCCAACCGAATGGAAGCATTATGTCGGATATTTTGATGGGATTGACTATTCTGGACTAAACAAGTATGGCATGTTCCCTCCAGGCACCGCATATTGCAAGGTTGGTTTCTTATGGAACTATAATTCTGCTGATGATAAATTCTGGGTGACAAATGTTGCTGTGTATGAGGATTATAAGACCGATATAGAAGCCGCGAAGTCGGAACTCGAAACCATTAAAACCACCTACGCCACTAAATCCGAGTTAACGACGACCGCTACTGAAATTCGTGGCGAGGTTTCTGCTGTAGAGACGACCACTAAGTCTTACACGGACGGCAAGATTTCTCAGGAAGTTACAGACCGTAATGCCGCGATAACCGCTAAAGCCGGGGAGATCACTTCAAGCGTATCAGAGACTTATGCTACTAAAACTTCTGTGCCAACCAAAGTTTCGCAGTTGACAAACGATAACAACTACGCGACTACGACTCAGGCGCAGGGCTATGCAAATACAGCAGAATCAAACGCTAAAGCCGACACCGATACTAAACTCGAGTCATATTCTACGACTGTTCAGATGAACTCGGCGATCAACCAGAAAGCTGGGGAGATCACATCCACTGTTGAAAAGATAAGCTCGGCTAAATACGTTAACTCTTCTACAGCCGCTTGGCCATTAGCTAGCATCAAAGTTTATGCGGCCGAGGGGCACAGCGAAACGTTCGCCGTTTCCTCTACGGCAGACTTGAGAGTGGGCGATACGGTTTACGTCAAAGGTCATGACGCAACACGTGACTGCGATATTTACATCAAAACCACAGTTACCAAGATCAACACCGCTACCAACTTCACTGGTACATCCCACGGCTACGAAGACGTCCTTCCAGTTGACACGATCAAATCCACGATTAACCAATCGGCTGACAGCGTGAAGATAGAGGCAAGGCATATTCAAGTTGATGGCACATTGATCGTAGGTAAGAGTGACCTGCCAACTAAGGTGAGTGATTTGACTAACGACAGCGGGTTCCAGAATTCAACTCAGGTGGAAACCGCTATAACCGGTAAAGGCTATCAAACCGCATCAGATGTTTCTACTGCTGTGTCGAATGGTGTAGCGGGTAAAGCGGACAAAACCGCAGCAGTTGCCGAAGAACAGTACATTTATATTTCAAAAGCCTCGGGAACGTCATCAGTTCCAGCTAATAATACTTGGGTGACAGAGACTGGAAACAAGCAAAACACTTGGTCCACTAAAAGACCTATATACGATGCTTCATATCCGTTGGTCTTTATCGCCAAGCAACGTAAGCTTGTTAGCGGCACTGTAAATTGTACAACTCCGGTCAAAGATGATACAACCACCATCATAGACGGCGGTCGAATCACAACTGGAGAAATAGACGCTTCCAAGGTAAGCATTACTAATCTTCAGACTATAGGCGATGTGGAAAAAGCCCACGTAACGATCGATGAAGACAGTATTGATTTCTATAATGGGACGGATAAACTTGGGTACGTTTCACAAGACAAATCGAATTTCGAGAATGTCGAGGCTAAGAATGCGATATATGTAACGACTAAGTATGCAATTCGAAGAACGTCTACGGGCGGACTGGGATTCTATTTAAGGTAGGAGGAAGTATGGCTGAAACTGGGACTAATTACACGATTAAATGGGAATTGGACGACGAAGGGGTTTTGACCATTTCGCCTACAAGCGGTAGCAGCGGGATTGGAAGGGTCGATTCGATGTGGATCTCTGATAATCTTGAAAATCTTATAGATTTAACGGATGACGAAATTGGATCCGTTACGTCTATAATATTTACCGGGTCTATAAAATTTCAAGAACCTGATTGGAATAATAATTGGGTGGATATTAAAGACTACTCGTATTTTTTCGACGGTTTTGATAATGTAGAATCGTTCGACGTCACAGGGTTAAATACAACCGGCGCAACCAATTTTTCACACATGTTTAGCTTAAAAAAGTTAAAAACCATCATAGGGTTGTCAAGTCTTGATGTAAGTAGCGGTACAGATTTTTCATGGATGTTTTCCTCATCAAATTTAACAGAATTAGATCTTTCGTCGTACCCTATATCTGACAATTCGTCAGACATACTCGACATGATTTCCGGTATGAAATATTTGCAAACCGTTATATTTCCGAACGCAATGAGAAGAGAATACGCTTGGATAAATTCTTCAAGTGAACCTTCTTTTAACTTAGGTTTAGCGGAAAATAGTTTTTTTCGCAAGCGGTCGGCGACCAATGGGGACGTTACGGTTCTTACCGATAAGGACTTTTTTAAACTGGAATCGGGTCAAGGTGGAACGTGGATCATAAAACGTGAAGGCGACGTGCCGTTAACTTTTGCATATTCTGACGTTAATAGGGAAGCAAATGATGTAGAAATCCGATACTCATATGCATCAACAAACGCCATTACAGTAGACGTCTATAAGAAACTAGCTTCCGAATCGTCATTTCCATCAACATATGATCGGTTTACGGTAGACGCCGGATCAGGAACAGGCGTATATACCACAACAGTAGATTTGGACGAGGCTTATGATTTCAAAATCGTAGCTACCGACGGAACGACAACCATTTACGGTTTCCCATCTACGTCAAGTAAAATTTTGTTGATGGAGCTGTCGTCTAAAGGTGATTTGGAAACAATGGGCGAAATCATAGACGGTAGCGGAAACGTGTTGTCGGAAAAAGCTGACAAAAGCGATTTGCAGACGTACGCTGGGGAGTTTATCGCTATAAGAGGATCGTCAGGTTCTAACTCATACACAGTTACAAACGGTTGGAAGTATTGTCACCAAGGTAGCGGTTGGGCCAGCGCTAAAAGTTCAAGCCTTGCGAATGATCTTTTCACATTAAACGCCCAAAGTTCTACTGGACTCATAACGATCAAGAAGCGAGGTGTGTATTTGGTTAACTATGCCGTCCTTATGTTGGCAGGCTTCACGGCTGGCGATCAGTTATATGCTGGAGTGCTGGTAAACTATGAAAGTTCTTCATCCCCAGGCGCGGCGGAATTTAGAGCTGTTAGATTAAGGGCTATGAATGCGGCTGTTAACTCTTCAATGGTTGGCTCGTTTGTGTTGCGCTTGAAAGCTGGCGACAAACTTGGTCTTGCATGCAGAAACTCAACCGGAACAAGGGGGAATTTCTCTGGTTCAGGAGGAACGCAGTTGCAGATATCCTGTCTTAAAATTTAAGGAGCGTGATATTTATGCAAACCTCATTACAAATACGAAAAAACATGATCGCAGACAAACGCCTAACGGCGTCACGCTCGCGATCCAAGCTGAAGCATAACAACTATTCCAACATTTACACGCTTGCTCTGAAAGACTACGACGGCATAAACAACAAAGGATATTTCACCAAATTCTACCCTTATGGCGTAGCTGGGCATTGCTGTATATTCGTTCAGGCCCATCTGATCTGGGCGGGGTATCCTGAGCTCGTTCCGCATAAGGGTTATATTTGGAACACGAATAACTACGCTCGTTGGCTGAAGTCTGAACCGACAATCAAGGGGCTTGGAAAGGTGGATTGGACGACCGACTGGAAAAAGGCACGTGATGCGGCAAGGGCCGGAAAGAAGGTCGTAGTATTCAAAGGGCGCAAGGGTCATGGTTCGTACACTCACACTTGCTCACTTCTTGATATTGAAGATGGATACGTTAAGACTGTTGATGGTAACGTCACAGGAAAATACAAAGGCAAAACGATCAACAACGGTGTTGTTAAGAGACGGAAACTCTCATCTTATAGATGGGGGTTTGCTATTTTACCGATACCCGTGAAGCTCAAACCTAAAAAAGCGCCTAAACTTGCTCCGTATGCTAAGGGTAAGACTTATATTTTGCAGAATGACATGAATGTTCGTGCCGATCACTCCTCGAAATCCAAGAAACTTGGGACCAAGAAAAAAGGCACAAAGGTTAAAGCCTATTCTGTCTATAAAACCAAGAATGGCGTTTATTGGGTCAGGATCGACAGCGATAAATGGATCTGCGCTAAAACGAATAAGAAGACTTATATGAAGTAGGAGTTATATTTATGAAGAAATTGACTGTTTTGGATCTTCGCAAGGCTCTTGAACGTGTACCAAATCAGGTCAAGGAATTTGAAAAGGCTCATATCACGTATCTCTACAAAGGGATGCCTGAAGAGGGCTGGTATCTTGATATTTCATCAGGAGACCCATACGAAGGAACTTTTGAACTGGAAGCTATTAAGCTGGAGGTGAAAGAAGATGAATGAAGCTACAAAGGGCAAGCTTATTATTGCAGGATCTGCCATAGTTGTTACGCTGCTTGTATATTTTGCAATTCTGACAGATTGCAGTGCGGCGTATGTTATTCCGATCATAAGTGGAATCATTACAGGACTCTCCGCATATAAAGACAACAACGTTTCAGCGAGAAACGTATGGTTTCAGAGTCTTAAACCGATCGTAAAGAAGTATGGACTTGAACTGCTGCAGGAAGCAGTAGAAGGTCTGGACGAACTTCAGGAAGACCCTGAAGACGATGAGGAGCTTCCTCAGTAAGTTATATTTAGCAATTAAACGGGTCAAGGTCCAATGTATACCTAATAACTTTCTGCCTTTCCAATACACATAGTCTTTTAACCATTCAAACCTCTTGGCCCGTTTAGTTATATTTTGGAGTTTGATTATGGAATTATATCACCACGGCGTTAAAGGAATGCACTGGGGTATTAGACGTTATCAGAATCCCGATGTAACCAGAATAAAGCCAGCCGATAATATTTACAACGAAGCAAAAAGAAGAGAACCTAAAATCACAAAAGATTTTACAAACTCTGTTGCTAAGGCTGGATGTAAAACTTATGGAATGGAAAATAGACTTAAAACCAGAGAGTCTATTGCCAGAAAGATGAAGTCTAAAGATGTGAAGGATGCCATACGATATACCGCCATTCTTTCCGATAAGGATTTCGTTAAAAACTACAACGCTATTAAATCGGACATGGCTTCGAAAGGCTATACGGAAACCCGATGCAAAAACAATTTTGAGGAATTTCGTAAAGGCAACGTTTCTCATAAATCCGTTCAGTGTAACTATCAGACACAAGATGGTTACGTTTTCGAAATCCAATTTCACACCAACGCCAGCCAAAAGGTTAAAGATAAAAAGGTTCCATTATATAACGAAGCTCGAGATCCAAAAACCTCGACAAAACGTAAAGGCGAATTAACATTGCAGATGCTTGAAATGGCAAACAGCATTGAAGATCCGCCAGGGATCGATCGTATTAAATCACATTGACAGAAAGTGAGGACCAACTATGCAAAAAGCATTATTCCCTATGAAAAGTCATAGGATAAGCGCGGCATATAACCAGGGCAGAGCGCATAGAAGATGCTCGACTGGTACACCTCATGATTATCCAACAGATCTTGTGGGTAAAGACACCGGCAGAGACTGGTTCTATGCTCCTTGTGACATGGTGGTTCTGAGGAAATACACTAAAGCTTCACACGCTATCTGGCTTAGATCGCGTGAAATTGTGGACATGCCACACGGAAAAGGCTACTTATATTTGATGGTTGAACATCAGGACAACAAGGAAATGCCGAAGGTTGGCCATGTGTTCCGTCAGGGCGCTAAATGCTTCCGTGAAGGACGTAATGGCAACGCAACAGGCAACCATCTGCATGTCAGTTGCGGATATTCTAAAACTAAAAAGAACATCGGAACCGGATGGAGAAGGAATTCAAAAGGCGCATGGGTTCTCAGGATCCCTGGAGTAACGCCTATCAAGATCCATCAGGCGTTTTATAAACCTTTCGTTCTCGACTCTATGCCAAAGAAACCAAAATCTTCAGATTATGAGGCTGGTAAAGCGTATGTGACGAAGGCTAATTTGCACGTTAGAACTGGTCCTTCTAAGCACAGTAAAAAAGTAAAGAAGGATGGTAAAGAGGTATTGATCAAGGAAGGAACCCGCATTATTCCAACCGGAGTTGTGAGTAAGAATGGCGAAATCTGGTTGAAGAAGGGCAAAGGGACTTATATTTGCGCTTATGACGGTAAGCAGGTGTTGGTTAAATGACATGGCTTACGATTTCAGGAATATTAGGCGGGATTGTATTGATAGGTAATGTTGGCGGGCTGATCTACAAGGTCATAAGCCCTGCGTATAAGTTGAAAACTACAGTTGAAGAGCATGATAAGGCCATTAAAGAGATTCATAAACACGAGAAGAACGATCTCGAAACTCTGAATGACCTTAAAGCCTCGAACCGTCTCCAACTAAAGACAATGCTTGATATTGTCAATCACTTTATCGACGGGAATCACGTCGAACAGATGAAAAAGACAAGAGATGAGATACAGGACATGCTCACTGATAAGTGATATTTGAGCCGGTGTGGACCTCCTGAAAATTGATGAAATAGCTCTTTGTCTAGTCCTATCCAAAACTACTTCCGCACCGGCTTGAATTATAAATAGGAGAGAATCATGGGAGAATTATATTCTGTAAAAAGAGATAAAAAATATCTTGCCCACTACGGCGTTAAAGGTAT